CTTCGGAAGCTCGCGCAGCAGCGCTTGCCAAAAACCCCGACGCCAACGTACCCGTCGCAAGAACCTTGGACAAATTGGAACAGAAAACGGGGGACATTTTGAAAAAAGGGTACAAAGGTTTTAAGGACACTCTTTTGATGACCAACAACGAATTTTTGTTCAAAAAGGGTTGGGACATGAGAAACACTCCCATCACGAAAGCGTGGGACAAGTTTGACGAAACCATTGCAACCGCGTCTTCCAAGGTAAAGGACAGTAAACTCGTGAACAACAAAGCGATGAAAACGTTAAGCAAGTACGGGGGAAAGCTTGGCAAGCTTACCGAAAAAGCTGCGCGTAATCCGTATGTTCAATTGGGACTAGCATCCATCGACGGAGTTTCCGAAGTGGTGGATTGGCTTGGCGACAACGAGGGACGCGCCAAGGTTGTCTCAACACAGTACGACGCCGAACAGGGCAGAATGGTCAGCACCCCATCCGAAGTCGCGGTAAATGCCGACACCTACAGAGAGTTTAACAAAATGGTTGATGAGATGAATCTTTCTCCCAACCTGTCTTTGGAAGATGCCCAAAAAAATGCAACGATGTTGCCCAAGAAAGCCACCGACATTTTCTTTTCGGGCAATCAGCGCGCTACGGGTGATTTGGCTTTGGAAAAGTTTTTGAGATACCCTATGGAGCTAAGTGCCGATGCGGGAGACGATCCTCAAATGGCTTACTTTGTAGCGCAGTCTTTGCAGTTGATGAAAGACGCAAAAGCGATGCCCACCAACAATGCAAAGCAGGCTATGCAAAACCAAGCCGACGCCAAAGATATGATTTTGGACATGGCTAAGAACATGATAAAAATGCGCACCGCCAAGAAGAATGCCGAATGGGCTTCGTGGGCAGAAGCCAAGGGCAAGCGTTCCGCTTTCGGCAAGTCTATGGCTGCGATTGGACTTTCCGACACTGATTGGATTGACCCGCTGACAGGTGAAACGAGATCGGGAGCACCCGCCAACGATCCTGTTATGGAGTGGTCGATGTTGAGCCCTTCGGGTGACATTGTAGACAGAAAACGCATTATGAGAAACTTCAGCGCGGGTAGTATGTATCAGCCTGTCAAATTTTAAAAATGGACGTAACTAGCAACATTGACTTGTTGGACGACGAAGAGGAAGAGAAGAAAAGTCCTCTAGACACCCAAACAGTCCCACCATCTCTTTCCAATGTCTTTTCTAGCCGACAAGAGCTAGACACGGCGATATCCAACTTCGTTCCCGACAGTTATTATAAAGACGCGCGCGACCGCGTAAGCAAAACACGCGAACTGTTAAAGTCTAGCGAAGACCGAATGAAGCCCCTTTTACAAGAAATGGGCACGTTTAGAGATGAGCTAAACGACACGGCTAACGACATCCCGAAAGAGAACCGTGTACCCTTTTGGGCAGACCTAGAAATAGAAGACGCGGACAATTACATTAACGAGATAAACAACGAGTTCCAAAACTTTGAAGACACCAAAGACGATAACGGATTTCTGATTTTTGGTGGACAGGGCGCGGAACGCTCTGCTCGCGCACTTCCTTTGCGGGGCAAGTGGGACGGAATAGTTTCCAAGTACAGTAACGCCAAAGCGGACAACGAGATAATCAGACAACAACACGAAGAGGCTACCGCGTACAGAGACGAGTTTACCAAGCGCTACCTCACCATGTCCGACCCTCAACGCAGGGCTCTTCAAGATTTGTGGGAAGCGCAGAACCCCGACGTAGACGAAACCACAAAGGCTAGGGCACGCTCTAGAGTATCGTCCACCGCAGGATACGACCCATATGCAGGCAGTACTTTAGATATTTTGGGATATGCCTCCAAGGCAGCGCAAACCCGCCGATCCATCCACAGCCAATCCAACTATCAAGCCGAGCTTCAGCGTGAATACGATTTGGCGCGTGAAGCTGAAAAGCGCGGATTACGGTTCACTAAAAACGGCTACTTTGCGGGCTACCCGATGAATGTCAGCGAAGACGAAGCCAAGATTCTCTCCACACATAAAAACAACCCCGACAAAGCCATAGCCGATTTTGGCGAAGACGCGGTCGATAAGGCAAGATTTTCAGAAGTGTTTAACGCTACCGTGCTAGACTACAGAACCGCCCACAATAATGTGATGATGGCGGAGTCTAGCGGAGACGCCAAAAAACTAGAAAAAGCCGAAGCCGAGTTTGCACTCGCAAAAATCACCATGCGTGAAGCTCTGATAAAGGGCAACGATATGCAGATGTTGGGCGAATTGGTCGGTCGTATGCAAAGTAAGCAAGAGTACGGCTTGATGTCTAATCTCATGGCGGAAATAGGCAAAGAAGCGCAAACCGACAGTCAAGCGTCCGCTTTTGAAAACGGGGCTAAAATGGGCTTGTTGCAAACGATGCAGAGTTGGAGTGCGTTAGCCCAAGACATTGGACTAACATCGGACAAAGACCATGTAGCAAAACAGGCTGAGTACGCTGCGCAAATGCGCATAGCCCCCACACCTTTACGCTTGGGAGACATACAAAGCGCGGGAACGGCGATGGACTTCGCTACCGAAATGGTGGCTACAATGGGCACACAGTACGGCGCATCTTTGCCTGCGGGTTTAGCTGCGGGCTACGGCACTAAGAAGATGACGCAGTTTGGCGTGAACGCATTGGAAAAGCTTTCCAAATCGTCCGTTCTCAAAAGAGTGCCTCTCTTACGAGGCGCGCTACAATTTTCCAACGAACTGCTTAAAACTAAAGCGGGCAAACGGCTTTTGGGAGCAATGCCCGTTTTTACGGGAGGCGCAGCCACTAGTTATGTAGCCAACTACGGCGGTGCGTATATGGAAGCAGCGCAAGCTGTCAAAACGGAAACTGACCCCGAAGGCATTGATCTGATGAACCAAGAGGCGCATTTGCGTCTGCTACACAATCCCGAAGCCGTAGCACAAGTTAAGAGAGGAGCGCGGGGCAAAGCGGGAGCGATATCAGCCATAGAAGGACTGACTTTCTTTGCAGGCGGTTTGACGTCGCAAGCGATGCTCAAGATGGGCGCTAAAGGTACTGTTATACCCACTATAGCAAGAGGCGTGGTTGACGGAGGCATGGGATCAGCTAGTGAGGTAGCGGGACTGTACGCCATGCACCAAACTATGGGCATGGAACAGCCTTTTCTTTCTTTTGAGAAGAATGCCAAAGGTGAGTACGAGTTTGGCGGTTATCTCGCTGAAAACATGGAAGAAGTCATTATGGAGGCAATAGGCGGGCCTATTGTTGACGTATACCAAACGGGACTCAGTAAAGCTTTCACCTACACGGGCAAGAAGTACAATGAAGCGCAGGGCGCTATAAAAGACACTCTTGCCGACAAGAATTTTAATAAGCAATTAGAGTCTATGGCTCAAGAGGTCTTGGACGCCGAAGCGGGCGAAGAGAGCTCTCATAGAGGAAGCGTCATAGCGGAAGACGCCGTCACCGAAACCGAGTACGGTAGTACGGGAACTATAGACATGGGGCAGGGTAAGAAGTACACCACCCACACCGCAAAAGATGACGAGTCTTTGATTGGTTTACTGACTGACCGACTTGGCGAGGGCGCTTTGGGCAAACGAGAAACTAAGTTCTTGGATTCTCTTTTTACCGCGCTACAGGAAGCAGGCGGGGCAGAAGTAAAAGAAAATTGGCGGAATATGCGGATTGTATTCCGTAATGACTATGCAGAAACTACTCCGAAGGGGGAGGCACAGCCCCCAATGCAGTACAGCCAAAATGCCAACACGCTTTTCATAAACACTGATGCTAAGAGCAACTACGGCAGCGTAACGAACAAACAAGTAGACGTAGAGACAGGTAAGGTGCGAGACGAGCGTTCCTCCCTGTTAGCAAACATCGTACACGAAGTCGGACACTTCAGTGAGCGCTACATGGTAGGTGACGCGCGCGTGAAGGAGATGTTTGAAAAGATTGACGGTAATTTTAAGAGCAAGTCAGACGGTAAAAACCAAGGTATGTTCATGGCATTCTTGGAGTATAACACCGAGGCAAAGAAACGAGCGTTGGCAGGATCGCCCGATGCATGGGCGAAAGAACGCGATGCTTTTTACGCTCAGTACGAGAGCGACGACAATTTTGCACGAGTCGCCAAAAGCGAGTGGTGGGCAATGCAGTTTTCCCGTGTAGCGCAGAAGCGCACCGAAGGCATGGACAAAGGCATTGTCGGGATGATCAAGAATTTGTACAAAGCTCTCCGAAAGCCTTACAGAGACATGATGGGCAACGCTAAACTCAGCAACGCTGAAGTGGATGCGGAACTGTCTGAGATGTTTGGCTTTCGTCCCGAAACATCCCCTACCAACACCGTAAATGAAAGCGGTGAAACGGAAGCCCCCGACCCTCAAAAACTAGCGGAAAACGCAGCCGACTTGGCGAGCCCGACTGTAGAACCCGTAAAGGAAGAGCAGACAGATGCAGAACCCGACGCTTTTGACCAAGATCAAGAATTGGCTATTCCCGAACCGAAAAAGAAAAAGAAAGCCAAAGACCCCGTTTCGACCGAGCCCACGACAGCGGAAGTACCTAAATCGACCGAGCCACCCAAAAAGACCAAGACCCCCGCAAAGAAGACCCCGAAAAAGGCAAAGCGCAAGCCCACGCCCGAAGAACAGTTAGCTAGACAAACCAAGACAAAGAAAACTGCTGCGCTAAAGAGAATCGTAACCGCAGCCAAGTCTACGCCCGAACAGGTAGACGCTGCGCTACGGGAAGCGCGTGACAGAGTCAGAAACGACCCCAATTCCAACGCTCAAAAAGTGTTGGATGCTTATAACGCCAAAACCGAACGCGAGAAAAAGAGGCAAGAAAAGTTAGATCAGATCAAGCGGAATGAAGAGTATGCCACTATGGCGTACCAAGACCCGAAAAAAGCTTTGGGCAAGAATTCAAAAGGGTCACCTTTACTAGAAGACAACGCATATTTTAACATAAATAAAAAGGGCGAAGTTATCGGCATACAAGACCCCAAAACGGGAACTTGGGTGGGCATTGAGCCCGCGAGCAAACGAGGACGTAAAACAAAGCCTTCCGAGCAAATGCAGTTAGATTTGTTGGACGCACGCGCTGCTCGAAACGAAAAAATTACAAAAGTTAATAAAAATCTCCGCGCTAAACAGGCTGAGTTGGTTAAAGCTATGGATGTAGCTTTTGAAAAGAATAACAACAAACCCAACGATGAAACTCGTGCGCTTTTCGGAGAGTATCAGAAAGTTACTGACAGGCTTAAAAAAGTATCCCCTTACGCTTTTGGTGCAAAGCGCGTGATGAAAAAGACCGAGCGTATTCAGCGGTACAGAGCAAAAACAGGCAAAGTACCTATCTTAGACGGAGAAGGACAAGATAACACACCCGACTCAAAACAGTTAGCAAAAGCTTTGGGTGGCAGTCAACAAATACAGTCGGGCATGGAGACGGGTCATAACTACACCACAAAAAGCGGAGTAGAGGTTACGTTTAATGACAACGCCAACCCCATGTACTTCAATGCTGACACTAAAGACGAAGTACAGCTTGGGGGCGACGTAGAGTTAAATTTTATAGGAGTTCCCGAACAAAAAAACCGAAGAAAAGGCGCAGCGGGTAAAGAGCTTGATCGCATACTAGCCAAGGCAGACGAGCGCGATATGTCTATACAGCTACTGATCGACCCGTACTCTACGGGCATGGCGGAAGGCGGAATGACTGCTCGGCAGTTGCGGAAGTGGTATGCAAGCAAAGGATTTATATTTCAAGGAAGTAACCCCAATGGGTACAGACCCCGCGTTTCGGAAGACCCTCCTAAACTCGTTACTACGGACGACACTCTAGACGCTAGAGATACTATCACTTCAAGCGACGACTCTAAGGCAGTACGGCAAGTGTTTTCGGAAAAACAAAGCGCACGCATTGATACTCTTGCGGGCAAACTTTTGCCCTTTGAGCTTCGTCGAAAGTTAGCAGAAGCTCCTATTGCAAAGACCGAAGCCGAAGTCTTGGGCAAAGAAGTGTGGGACTCGTACCGCCAAGCTGCGGAAGCTCAGATACGCGACACTACTTTTAAGCAAAAAGTTTTAACAGAAATCGTTAAACGCAAGCAACCCAATGCCTCTCCGCACCAACGAGCGCGGAAGGTTATGGAGATCGTAGAAGACTCGGACGACACTCTTAACGCTAGAGGTACGGTCAAGGGAGCGTTTTACAGCAGACGAGTTCCCAAAATCAAAGAGATAATGGTCAAAGCGTCTTCAAACCCACAACCTCCTGTGAACCGTAAGATCGTAAAAGTGGACGTGGAGAACTCTCAAAGAATCGCTGATTTATTTGATGCGGGGGTCAACGCTCCAAACGACCCTAAAGTACGTGAAGCGTATGTGGCGATGGCTAGAGAAACCGAAAAGCAGTACGAAGTTATGGTTGAGGCGGGCTACAAAGTAGAAATGTATCCCGATGACGGCGAGCCCTATAAAAGCAGTCCCGAAATGCTTGATGACGTCATTGACAACAAGCATATGTGGATTTTTGGAACTGAGTCGGGCTACGGCGAGGAAGGCATCACTGAAGCTCAACGCGCTGTTGACCCACTACTCGCCAAGACCAAATACAAAGACGTGAACGGCAAGACAATGTTGGTAAATGACTTGTTCAGAGCCGTCCACGATTTCTTTGGACACGGCGAACGTTCAAACAGTTTTGGAGCTTTAGGCGAGGAAAATGCGTGGGACGCGCACTCACAGATGTTTAGCCCACTAGCGCGTCGCGCTATGACTACGGAAACTCGTGGGCAAAATTCGTGGGTAAATTTTGGAAAGCACATTCGTCGCAAAGACGGCACGATGCCGAAAAAAGGAGACCCCGACTATAAGCCTCTAGCAGACAGACCGTTCGCAGAGCAAAAATCCTTTTTACTTCCCGACGATGTGGTATTCCAACAGTGGAAAGATGAGCAAGCAGAAGTGGACGACGGTCTCGGCTTTATAGAATTAGAAGACGACACTCTAGACGCGCGGGGCACGTTCCAAAGATACGAAGACCCTAAAGACAAAAAACCAAAAGCTAAAAAACCCAAAGTTAAAAAGCTGAAGCTCACTTTAAAAGATAAGTACGACATCGACAAATACGAGTTTGAGATTAAGGAGACTAAGTTCGATAAGAACCACATAGATCGCGGTTGGTTTATGCTCGACGGTCGGTTTATGAACATCGGAGAAAATTACCATACAGACGCCCTTGTGCGTTTAGCTAAAGCGAATCTCGACCACCCGCACATCCAACATATGTTGGAGTACAAGATCGAAAACATGGATTTTGACTACGGCAAACCCGACGACGCTGCGCTTGAACGCCAAGCCATAGAACAGCTTTCTTACGATGAAGCCATGCTTGCGGGCATGATTCGGGTTGAAATCCAAGGTAAAAGAATTTTCTTGGAGGGTCGGGGAACTTTGCCTCCGAACGAGGTTCGCGTTGCCGTTGAGTTGGCTGCGATCGAGAGAAATAAAGAAGTTTATTGGGAATCATATGGTACTAGAGCTCCCGCAAAAAAGTTGTTCCCCGACGACTCGTGGGATGTATTGGGCGCACGCCCCACAAATTGGGTTTCTAAAGTTTCAGACGAGCACGATGCACTCAGAGTTGGGACTGCCAAACTAGGGAGCACTAGAAAGCCCATACCTACTACTGCAAATGACAACTTAACCAAAGAGCGAGTCCCTCGAAAAGTTTTTGAAAAACAAATGCAACAGTTGAATGATCTGAAGCATTTGCCCGCATCCATTCGTAGACTACGCAATCCCGATAAGAAATACGAAGCAGTCGTGGAGTTTTTCAAAGACAATCTGTTGGCTTTGCATGACAAGTTTGACCAACGCGACCGATCGCGCGCTACGCATTGGTATGATGGCGCTAGAACTTTGGCTGAAAATATCAGCAAAAAATTTACATCGACAAAAGAAGAACAGGCAGCGGGAGTTATCGCAGCGCTCTCACCGCAAAACGATTGGTTTCAAAATGTAGCGCAGGGCGAACAGCTTGTTGCCGTGTGGAACAATGACAAGAACACTCCGATCACCGAAACATTGGTCAGAGATACTTTAGAAAGCATGGTCAGACGAACCACGCTGTCCACATCCGTCACCAAAGGTAAGACAAAAGAAGAAAAGGATGCGCTATTAGCATTGGCAAAAGAAGGGCGTAGGGAAATTTTAGAAAGCGTTTTAAACACAACGATTGGGAAAATACAAGACCCCAAGCAACAGGCATGGGCAGCGCGTCTCATGGCAGAAACTCGTTTCGGTAGAAACTACCAAAACCTTAACCCCGAAGGTCTGTCCATCGGCATGGCGATCAACGACGGTGGCGACCTCTCCAATCATGCATGGGGAGGAGCGGGCGACATTGCAAAAGCTTTGAGTGCGCTAAAAGATGGCTCTTTGGAAAACATCACGGAAATGCTTGGTAACAAGCACAAAGTAAGAAGCTTTTTTAACAACATAATAGCACCCAACTCTCCTTTCGGAGACGTCACAATCGACACCCACGCAGTCGCAGCAGCGCACCTCTTGCCAATGGCAGCGAGTTCTTTAGCGGTTAGTCAAAATTTTGGCACTAATATGGCGGGTTCTCCCGCACAGGGAATCAATGGTGGATATCACATCTATTTAGAAGCATATAGGAGGGCTGCGCGCGAGCGTGATATACAGCCCCGACAAATGCAATCAATCACATGGGAAGCAGTTAGGCTCTTATATCCAAAAGAGGAGAAAGGTTCTAAGCTTGCCCAAATGCAGAATGTATGGAATAATAATGAAGATGTCACAGCAACAAGAGCCGAACTCCTCAGTCAAGAAATTGGTAGACCAATATGGAGTCTCGATGGACAGAGCGATGTCCTTGGAGCACGAGCTCCGTCCGTACTACGAGAAAAGGTTGGGCAAAAAGCTAACGTTGGAACAAGTCCACGCGATCGACAGCGACAAGCCTCTAGACGGGGATCAAGAATCAACGGAATTGAGTTAGACCCACGGGAAGACCCCACAGGTTTTAACAGAAGAATTTTTGATGACACATTAGGCGCGCGTGGACTTTATGCTACTACGCCCGACAAATTTTTTGCAAATGCGAGAGCAACCTTGTCAGCCTCTCAGCAAGTCTTTCTCGACGACAGTCTGTCTATAGTTGAGCGGTTAAAGCAAACCGTTGAAATTTTTGGCGACCCACTTCGTCGCAAAGTCCAAGACAAAATGTTGCCCGTCAGAAGGCTCATAGATGTTTTGGAAGAAGCTAAAGGCGGAACGTTTAAAGACGATTTGCAAACTTATGTAAAGCACGAGAATTATCACGGCAGAACGGGCGCAGCGCTTACTAACCACAGCGAAGACTTTGAATTGCCTATAGCGCAGAGTGTAGTAGACAATCAGATAAACGTAGAAGTTTTGGACGATGTGATGCATTTGCGACACGCCCAAGAAAGAAACGCCGTTAATCGGGAGCAAAACAAAGTGGTCACCGTCAGTTACAGGAGAGCGGGCAGACTTGTCACAAAATCTTTCAAGGGCTACGGAGCGGACGCCAAAGCACGCGCTTTTTCCACAGGTTTTAAAGTCTCTTGGGTAAACACCTTTGCCGACGGTACTACCGAAACTAAGACCAAAGAATTTGCAGAACAGGCTAAAGCGGAAGCGTTTGCAAAGAAAAAACTCAAGAGGTCTCAGAAACCAAACTGGCCTAGACAGGGTAACGTCAAACTAGTAAAAGGACGCCTCACAGGTCGCACCATTTCGTCTAAAAGCACCGTGGAAGCGGGTTCGGGATACACTGACGACACTGCCAAGTTCGCGTTGGCATTAAACAAGAAAGCGATCGAACAACTACACAAAAAAGGCGAGATTAACGACGATCAATTGGAACGCATCACCCGTATGATTGACGAAGTTAAAAAGAATCCAAACGGCTTAAAAGCGTACATGGATACCGCCAACATTGTGGACAAAATGAACCGAGCTTCTTTGGAAAGACAGTATAAGTCGGGACTCATTGCCAAAAAGGATTTTGATCGCATAAGAAAAGCTTACAAGCACTTCATACCACTAAGAGGTTGGGAAGAGGTTTCTGCTTACTACGAGCACTCCAACATGGATGTTAAGAACCTTTTAAACCAAACAATGCCCGCCATCAGCAGGGGCATGAACACCATGAAGCACAAAATGAGAGCTTCATCGGGTTTACAGGAAGGAACAATGGTTTCCAACCACCTCGCATATGCGTTCGCTCTAGCGCGACAAGGTATAGTGGAGTCTGAGAAAAACGAGGTCATGCGTTCTTTCTTTGATCTAGTGGCAACTGCACACAAAGACCCTGCCCTCAAAGGCATGGCTAAAAATTGGTTCAGCTACACCAAAGGTCTTATGATTACAACTGTCGGAAAAGACGGCAGACCTAGAAAGCAACTAGACCCCCGTTGGAAAGATGATCCTAATGTGATCGGCATGAAAATAAACGGTCAAACCGTAGCCATGCGATTACAGGGCGATCGCCTAGACGGAACTAGTTCCGTAGCGCGCGCTCTCAAAAATTTGGGTGCAGAAAAAACGGGAGCTTTTGTAAGAACCGTAAAGTTTACCACCCGTTGGATGGCTGCGCTACGCACTACACTATCACCCGCATTCACCCCCGTTAACTTTGTTCGGGATTGGGGCATGGGCTTTTACTCTATTAAAGGGTTGGAAACTGACTTTAAGGAACAAATCGAAAGAGGCGAAATCACTGAACAAGAGGTGGACGATATAAAGTCAGAAGCTCTTAAAAACCTGTATAATCCGAACATATTGAGGAAGGCTTTCCAAGGAGCGGTACACCACTCTACAGGCGGTAGGGGCATGGACGTCACCCAAGGCATACAGAAGCTAATAGGCAAAAAATTCACTCCTTCAGCAGAAACTCTCAAATGGTCTGCAATCTTTAAAGACTTTTCAGACAACGGCGGTAGGATACAGCATTTTGGATTTTCATCGGTACAGAAAACTGCAAGCTCTTTTGGGGCTTCCGTGCGAGAGCTAGACCCTAACGATCCTCAGAAAATCAAGTCTTTCATAAAAGGCGCGTATGATTTTATGGACACTTCAAGTGGCGCGATTGAAAATTTAATCAGAGTCACGACTTATGACGCTCTCGTGAGAAAGGGTATCAGTAAGCAAAAAGCTGCGAACATGGCTTTGAACTTGACCACCAACTTTACACGAAAGGGGGAGTGGACTACTGCGCTAAACGGTATGTACTTGTTCTTCAACGCGGGCGTGCAGGGCAGTTACAAGGTTTTGAGCACCGCGTACCGCGCACCAAAAGCTAGAAAGTTCTTAGGAGGAGCAGTGTTGCTAGGCTTTATGAACTCTTTCATAAACCGCATACTGTCAGACGAAGACGAGGAGTTGGAAGCTTCATCGTGGGACAGAGTCAGCCCGTACAGTAAAACCCATAATCTACACTTTTTCTTACCCTCTTTCGGTGAGAAGCACGCAAAAATACCTACACCTTACGGAATAAACGTATTCACATCTGCGGGCACTCTTTTAGAAAACGTTGTTTTCGGCGACATGAAAGTTGGCGACGCAGCGATGACGTGGGGCTCTACTGCGCTAGAAAGCTTTAGTCCGATAGGCGGATCTTCTATGGCATCAGCCTTGACGCCCACCGTGCTTCAACCCATCACGGACTTGGGCATGAATATGGATTACAAAGGTGCGCCCATTTACAAAGAAGATCATTTTAACAAATCCACTCCCGACTCGTCACTACATTGGTCTAGCACTTCGGAACTGTCCAAAAGCATAGCCCAAGGATTGAATAAACTCACGGGAGGAGACTTGGAAAGGGCGGGAGGCATAGACATCTCTCCCGACACCATTGATTATATGGCTAATCATATTTTCGGCGGTTTGGGAGGCTTCTTAACCCGTTCTGCGGATTTCGGAGCTAAGATCGTTAGCGATGAGAAAGAAGCGCCTAGCCTTAACGATATTCCCATTGTACGTAGATTTTTAGGCGACGAGACGGCTTATTACGATACGGAAAAGTTCTACAAGCTTATAAACATGACCACAAACTCACAGGCACGCATAGATCGCTACCGCAAGGAAGCCTCGTCGCCCGAAGAGCTTAGAGCCGTCTTACTGTATGAAACTCCGCGAGCCAAGTTACATAAATCGTATACTCGAAACATACAGCCAAAAATTGCAAAAATTCGTAAAGACATAGAAGCAATCAGATCAAACAAAAACATGACAGGTCAGCAGAAGCACGATCAGACGGAACTTTTGAAGAGACGACGCAAAGTGATTATGAACCAACATCTAAAACAAGCAAAACGCTTGGGAATAGACGATTATTGATGGAGATTCCGTATCAAGATCAGCGAGAGCAGTTTGAAAAAACTTTCGCCCTGTTTTTAGACAATATTTACGAAGAGTTTGATCTAATAGACGACGACATTGCGCTAGTGTGTATAGATGTTTTGAAAAAGCGACTAACTACGACCGTAGATTTTGAAGCAGATTTTGAAATTGAAGACGACGAAGACGACGAAGACGACTACGAATAATGCAACCTGTTGTAGCGCACCTCCTTTACGTCTATTTTTTTACCAATGAACACTACAAGCCTTGTATTAAATGAAAAACAAGAGGCAAAACTCTTAGAATATGTAGAAAAGAGGTTAGCTTCTTTGGAAGATGACAACAGGGATCGCATATTAAATGACGAGCACTCTTGGCAAGTGTATCACAATGAGCGCGCAGACAGGGAACAGCCCGACAGTATTTTTGAAAAATCAAATGTTTCCGTTCCCTTGACCACATTGGTAGTGGATCACTTCGTGACTCGTGCGGAAGATGACATAACGGGACAGACGCCTTACGTAAAGTTTGATGCGCAAGGGTCTTCCGACATGAAGCAGGCACAGGATTTTGACCGATACTTCAATTGGAAACTTGAGACAAAAGGTAAAAACCGTCGCCTGTTGGAAGATGCGTATTTACAGGCTTTTGTTCAGCGCGCAGCGATTCTCAAAGCTACGTACAAGGCAGACATTGCACAGTACACGGATCGCGAAGCACGAGTCTTGTACGCCATAGGCTCTTCTGAACCCATTGTTTTAGAAAGTATCGGATTAATAATTGAGGGTGAGGCGGAGTTCGTTCAAATAATGAACCCCGCAACACAGATGCCCCAAATGGTTTTACAAAACGACCCTAGTTTCGTTTTTGACCCCATGCAACACGAGTTCCGCGAGTATACCAAAGGTATCGATATGCAGACAGTGCGCTATAAAGGGCCTAAGACAGCTTTAGTAGATTATGACCGCTTTTTAGCACCAAATGACGTAGTGTCGTTAGAAGACGCGGACTTTCTAGCAGAAAAATACGACAAACCTTTGGCATGGGTGGAATCAATGTTCTTGCAACGCGATTTTTATTCGTATGACGACTACAAGAACATGGTCAAAGACAAGACCACGGCAGAACCAAAGACCGATGGGTATCGAGAACGTGAAAACAGAGAAAACTTAGGCTTCGATCGAGACGATCCAAAACTAGAAATCATCGAGTGTTGGATCAAAAGAGACGTTCTAGGCACAGGAGTTCCTCAAGAATTCTGTTTCTTTTACGACCCTCTCTGCAAGAAAGCCATCTACTACGAGTATGTGCAAAAGATAACCCCCGACAAAGCTATTCCATACTCCATAGTGAGCATAAACAGGGACAGAAACAGGTGGTGGGGCCCGTCTCTCCCCGAACGCATATCAACTTTTCAAGAGTTTATAGACAAACAGTTCAACTCGCAGGCTTTCCGCAATGAAATAAGCGCCAATCCTGTGCTAGGAGCTAACCCACAAGCGCTAGAAGAAGAACCCGATGATGTAGAGATTCATGCAGGCAAAGTGTTTACTTTGAAAGATCAGTACAAAATGCAGGACTTTCTCTCCGCCATTGAGATACCCAATCAAGACAACAAGACGCAGAACTTGATCGACTTTGTTTTCAGCGTAGTTCAGTTATGGTTAGGCGTGAGCAATCTAGCGCAGGGCGATATGCAAGTGCTACAACCCGCCACTACAGCCACAGGCGTCGAGGCTACTTTGAGAGAAGCTTCCAAGATCGGCAGACGGTGGTTGCGTAGGATCGTAGAGCAGTTTGAAGAGCATCTTACCAAGTTAGTCGCCATAGAGTGCGCTACTTTGGATCAGAAAGAAGTTTTTGAATACATGGAAGGAGATGTGAGAACGTTTGCGGAGATGAATCCCCGCGATCTTCAAAACCTTTCCACCAACGTCACAATAGAAGTTTCACAGGAACAGGGACAAAGGCAGATTGAAAGAGCCGACCTCGCACTCAAATCTATGGACAGATACTTTGCGTATCCACCCGAAATGCGCGCTTTTGTGAAGCCGATGATTCGCGAGATTATAAAAGCTTTGGGCTATGAGAACGCAGACGAGTATCTGCCCGACCAAGCACCCGATGTTCCTAGAGACGAGGAGGGAATGCCCAACGACAAGGCGTTACAAAATTCGGGAATGTCTGATGCCGTTCGGGGGAAAGGTAACTCCAATCAACAAGGAGCAAATCAGTACACGGAAGGAAGGGGAGCGTAATGGCTACGGGAAATCATCCAAAAGGCGCAGCTTGGACACGGAAGGCGGGCAAGAACCCAAAAGGCGGTTTGAACGCCAAGGGTCGCGCGTCATACAATAAAGGCAGAACCAAAACAGGTAAGAAGCGAAATCTAAAACCTCCTGCCCCGAACCCCAAAACCAAGAAAGACAAGGGGCGTCGAAAAAGTTTTTGCGCTAGAATGAGCGGTATGAAGAAAAAGCTCACTAGTAAAAAGACGGCAAACGACCCCGATAGCCGTATTAACAAATCATTAAGAGCTTGGAATTGTTAGATGATATCCATAAACGACACAGACAAACGCATACAAGTGCTTCAAATGGTCGAGAGCGAAGCTTTCGAGATGTTAGCACGAGCCCATGACGAAAATGTAGAAAAAATCATGTTGCGTATGATGGATTCTAAAACAACCGATCACGACACCATTGTTTTGAAAGGCGTTTTAAATGAAGTTAAACGACTAGACCCACGAGTTTTAGCCCACACTTTAGTTTCAAAAATAGAGGGACGCATGAAAAAAGAAGGGTTGGGCGTAGTAATTTTAAAAAACAAAAACAATTGATCGATGAGAACCGTAAAAATAGAAGATTTACCATTAACCACGAATGTCGCCCCTACTGATGAGATACTTGTAATACAAAACGGAGAGGTTAAGCGTGCGCTAGTTTCCACTATCACGCAACTTGATGTTTCTTCGCCTAGCTCCTCTAGTTTAAGCTCGCCTTCTAATTCGTCTAGCGCATCATCATCTTCATCAGCTTACTCAACATCATTTTCATCTGCGAGCTCGTCGCCTTCGTCGTCATCTCTATCGGACTCTTCGTCGGCTTCCTCTTCATCGAGCGGAAGTAGTTCTCCATCATCTTCATCGAGCCCTAGTAGTAGCGGATCATCTTCAGCGAGCCCTAGTGGATCATCTTCAGCGAGCCCTAGTGGGTCAGCTTCAGCGATGAGCACTAGCGGATCAGCCTCCTCAACTTCAGAGTCCATATGGAACGGAATACTTCTCAATGAAGACCTAGACGATTTGGACAGTGATGGCGTGCCCGACAATTGGACAGTCGAAGGCGGTACTTTGGACGCCTATGAAATGGGTAATGGCAACGTGAAGGGCGACAATGGCGACGTTACCATAAAAGCAGTTTTACAACCGTCAGTGGGACTCACTTCGGGCACATATACGGTCACAGCTACTCGCGTTGACAGCGGTTCGGGAGGCGTTCAACTACGGACTAACGCACCCGTTACGTGGTCGGGAGCGACCAATCAAAACGGGCACACACAAGATTTCGCATGGTCGCCCGCCATAAACCAAATTAGTTCCTTTACTTTCACGGTAGGCATTACTCCTATTACCGAACTAACTGTGAACACGGGCAACGGTGGGCATATAATCTCATCCATAACCATAGTAGAAGATTGAGAAAAACTTTTCTAATGGAACTGTTAATATTGTTAACAATTACAATGTTGTTGATGTGCTCGTCATCGTGCAGTTTTAAACAGTTTTATCCCACGGGAGGAGCGATCGTCGGAGGCGGAGTCGGAAGCTTGGGCGGGCCTGCCACCGCTGCGGTAGGCGCGGGCGCGGGAGCACTAGTAGGCGAGATCGCAAAAGGTAACGAAGAAATAGAAGAAGCACGCGAAACAATAGAAGCCTTGACCACAGGAGATGTAGAAGCCCTCGTACAAAAAGGCATGGGAGAGCATAAAAATGCCTTTGAAGATTTCGTTTCTACAATACAACGTATTCTCTTAGGCGCAGGAGTGTGTTTATTGTTATATCTAGGTATCCCTCTAATCGTAGCGCAACGGTGCGCTAGAACAGAGGCTGCCAAAAGTTTAACAAGAGCACCATTTCCAACATCTCCACCACGACCCACCGACCGACCATGAGAAACTTCTTAATGCTAAAAGACGCATTCCACAGAATGCCTACAAACAAGCGCATTGCGATAATAGCCATAGCTTGCATCGTTTTTGCGGGAATCCTAAACTTAATATTCTAGCCATGCCACAAGGACAAAAAATGAAAGACAGGCTAATGAAGGTAAAAGACTCATTGCCAAAACTTAAAAGTAAGCCAAAAGCCAAAAAGCCATATAAGGCTAAAATGGGCGATTGGACGGAAAGCAAGATGCCAAAAGCTATGTATTCCAAAAAGGGAACGGGTCTAAACCCTTCTTACAAGTAATACAACCGCTTGCAAATAACACACAATATCCGAGGATACTAATATGACGACACCTAAAGACTTATTCGGAGCGAGTTATTCTGCCGATAGCAGTTCCATAACTATAGCATTGGCTGATTTGTTGCCTGCGGGCGAGCTAACCGCTTTAGAAGCCGACGCCAACAACGGCAACGGTTTGAAAGTAGCGTACGCTTTGATTAAAACTTTTTCCGACAAGCTTGCGGGTCTGAGTGACCCCCCTACGAGAGTATCATCTTTTGAAGGTTCGTACTCCACCAACGCTGACGGCACGGTTTCTCGCACATACACACAGACTTTTGACTTTTCTGTAGGCGATGTAGCGGACGAGCCCGACGTTTCTTCGCCGTCCGCTTCTGAGTCCGATTCTGCTTCTGTTTCTGTTTCTGTTTCTGAATCCGCTTCTGAATCTTCTTCCCCTTACGGGGGAAACTAAGTAGCCCCTCTAGCTCAGAGAGCGCTAGTGGGGCAGATTCATCCGAGCCTTCATCACCAAGTTCATCAAATTCAGACTCTTCAGCACCGAGCTCTTCAGCATCGAGCTCTTCAGCACCTAGCTCTTCAGCACCTAGCTCTTCAGCACCTAGCTCTTCGCCAAGTAGTTCAGAGCCTACGGGGTTTGCTACCGAAGACGTGGGCAGAACCTTTACTGCATTGCAAACTAAACCCGCTCGCGGTTTGGTGCAGGGCACGCAGTATACAATTACTGAAGTCCCCAACGAAATTGATGCAACACACGACGGAGATTGCGCTTATGCAGTAGAGGGGTATTACCCGCTTTACCTCGACCAAGCCACCGCAGAAGCCAATTCTCCATCATCGCAGTCGCATACTCATACGTTTAACGGCGACAATAATACTTACTATATGCCATCGGGCGGAGTAGAAAACACCGATTTCTACCACGGCACATATACAGGCAATGCGTGTCTCGGCCCATACATCAATTTTAACGCAAGAGGTCAGTATTGGGATTGGGATTAATACAACCGCTTGAAATACATTTAGTATTATTGCTATATCAATTTAATGACAGAGCCTAAATCGCAGGGCGCGGGAGACCCGTCCGACGAACAGGAGCTCGATCCTAGCGAGATGACCGACGAAGAACTTCGCAGTTATTTCACAGGAGAAGCAGTCGGCGAGGAGACTCCCGAAAGCGACGAGCCCGAAACCGAAACGCAAGAGGATACTGAGGTCGGTAACACCACCGAAGAGCCTACCGAAACGGATCAAGAGACTGAAGACCGTCTTTCTAAGATGCGTGTTCGTCCGAGAGACGACTTGGATCAACAAATTCTAGACTTGTATAAGTCGGAAGGATTTCAAGGAACTCTCGCAGACGCTTCCGCAGTTATTAGGGGAGACGCTCCCGTAGCTCCAAAACAAGAGCAAACGGAAGCACCGCCCGAAAAAGATGGAATTCAAGAGCAACTAGCGCAGATTGACGCCAAGGTCAAAGAGCTCAACGAAAAAGCCCACACTGCGTCCGAAGATTTGGACACAGCGGAAGCTTTTAAGTTACAGCAGGAGATCATGGAGCAAAGCATTCTGAAAGTTAAGCTCGAAAGTCAGCTTGAACGTGAAGCGGAGCGTCAAGAAGCGGACTTGAACGCTGCTTATCACCAAAAAGCAGTGGCAAGCAAAGAGAAGGTTTTTAAAAGGTATCCCGTTCTACAAGATGCCGAAAGCATACAACGTAAACAGTTTGATGCTTTCATCGCTGAAAAGCAGAACGATCCCGATTATCAAGCTATCTTTCAAAGTCCAAAGTGGGTCGAAATAATGGCGAATGAGTTTGCCGAAACTGTAGACATTTCACCGCCTAGCGCGGAGGTCTCCATAGACAATCTCAATCGTCCACCAAAAACGAACACTAAGGTTCTGACAAGTGCATCAAACACGTCAACAGTTTCAAAACAACCAAAAATAACACCACAGGGGGTTAGGGACAATATGCATCGCTTAGACCGCGACACACTTTACAGTATGTTAGGTCAAGAGTGACGGATAAAGCCCCTACCTAATTTTAACACACACCGCCCATAGGAGGGGCATTTATCATGGCAGTATCTAATTCAAACATCGGAGCAGGCACATTCGGCTCTCCATCGAACGGTTCAGTACGCGAACTTCCAGGGGCCACTGATTGGGCAGGACAGGACGCAACACTTAAACCCGAAATTTGGTCGGAGCTCGTTCGTCGGGACACCAAAGAAAAGAATGTATTCAAGGATTTCGTAGGTGGCGAAGGCGCAAATCAGCCCGTCGTAACCAAGCGCGATCTCGCAGCAGGCGGAAAGACCAAAGTTACTTTCACCTCCACCACTCCCATTCGCGGACAAGGTGTAATCGGTGAGAATCAACTGAAGGGTAATGAAGACAACCTCCGCTTCGGAACACACTCCGTTGAGGTTGACCTCATTCGTCACGCTGTTGCTTACACTCAAGTTCTTCAGCTTCTTCGTTTTACGGGCAAGACCCTCGACCAACTCTCCGCTGAGTTGATGTCCGATTGGGCTGCTCGCAAAATGCAGGACGACATTATGATTTCGTTCCGTAACGAAGCTTTAGCGCAGACCAATGACGCAGCTACATGGTTGGCTGACACGGACAACTTGTCCGCTACATCAGCCTTGTTGACCACCGACGAAATCGAGGAGTCCAAACTTCGTTTGATCGGTTCGGGAGCACAGCCAATGTCAATTGATTCGGATTATTCGGGAGCAGACGTACCTCAGTACTTGGCTTTCGCACCCGCGAACGTAATGAACAACCTCCGTTCTGACACTACTTACGCCAATGCGCTACAGTACGCTGCGCAACGTTCCACCACGGATCACCCATACTTCAAGGGAACTCTTCCCGCTTGGGAAAACAACGTAATCTACAGCCACAACATCATTTTTGATACGGCTGAAGGTCGCCAAGGTTCTCCTCTGCTTCCTGTTGCGTTCCTCGGAGACCCCATCGCAGGGCAGGCTAACGCCAACTACGCGGGTGACATCGATGGCGGTGGACAGTACGGCAACAATGGGTTGGATTACTTCGCCAACTTCTTGGGTTATCAGTGGAAGTTTACTTCCTACACCTCATTGCCCGCTGACTCTAACCGTGAATATCACTTGACCATCTACGACACCAAGACTCACAAGTACAATGTCGTGAAGTACAAGGCAGGCGATGTGTCCGCTGACGGTTCTACGATCACTCGCGCGAACGGAAACCTCACTGTTGTTGCAAGCTCTTCTAACGGTAACAACAACGTCGAGGCAGTTGGCAAAGGATCGATCATTTATCAGTCCTACGCCAACGGAAAGCCAATGGGCTTTGCCTTGCACATGGGCGGAAACGCCATGTACTACGCGGAAGGATCGATTAGTTCCGAGCCTATCTACCACTACGATGACTTCGCAACCTCTAGCGGAAGAGCGCACCTCACCGCAACGGGTGTTCAGTCAGTTCGTGGTCTTGCTCCATTCAAGGACAGCTTGGGTAGAATGCCTAACTTCAACGTGATCGCCTGTCAGGCGAACATCGTCGGAGTGACCGCAGTCTAAGTTGGATATTTCATCCGCCACACACACTTAAAGAGGGGCTCTTCGCACGCGCGGAGAGCCCTTTTTTAATACAACTTGTTTACGTTCCGTAGTAAGCAGAACACACTATTATATTATGGCTGACGGTGATTTTTTAGATTTGCAGAACCAATTGGGAGCTATGATGGGCGCGGACGACGTCGGAAACCTTCCCTTGGTCGAACAAGAACGAATAAAAAAGGTAATAAATCAATCTTACCGAGAAATGTACAGTCCGTCGGACGGTTTTCGTCCTCCGTGGGGCGTACAGGCTTTCGGCTTCGATCTTGCAGGAGTTATTCACATTACGGGGCAGACAACAAAAGGCTCTAGCGCATTCACTTACACGGGCAATGATCTTACTACCGAAATGGAAGGCAGTATGTGTTTTGTCGGAGGCGTTGCCAATCGCATAGCGAAAGTAGACGCAGCGACGAACACGGGTGAGTTTATAGCGCAGGCATCGTCTGACGAAACAACCTTTAAAGTTCACCACAACTCCCAAAGACTGCCCGCAGAAGTTATAGACGTAGACGGGCGACCCGAACGAGTTGGGTGGGGCGTACTATCACCCATGAACGGGCACGACGAAGAAGCGCGCTACCGCAGTTTACTCGGCTATGACTTTGCGCCTCAAACAGGCTTTGGACACCGTCGCACCGTTCAGATAAACACTAACGGCGATGAGTACAACTTTGGAGACCCTATGTTTTTCTATATAGATTCCGCCACGCTCGGCTATGACACGGAAGCTATTACTCGCAGGCTAGTAGTGTACCCTCTTCCCGACAGACCCATGAGCATTAGGTTTCGAGGTAACATATTGCCTAAACCTCTTTCCGCTGACACCGACAGGGCTAAACTTCCCGCCGATGTGGTTGACGACATACTCCTGCCTATAGCGCGAGCAAAGCTTGCAATGGTAGACCCTAGATACAATTCTCAAAATATACAGTTTCTAATGGCAGATGCCAAAGAAGCTCAAAGAAGATTGAAAAGTATGGGGGATGCTCAAAAGGTACGAAGTCGTCGAGTTAGATTAAAAGTGGGGTACTGAGATGGCTAACGAATACATTCGTCCCGTCGGCAAACCTATTGTCGAAAAGAGTACAAACGGTCTTCGTAAGATCACCCGTCGCTATGTGGTTCACGGGCCTTCTAGCGGAGCGATTACCGTAGAAGACAGAGTCTTCCTACCGTTTTGCACTGTAGACGAAGAGTACACGGAAGCTTATCTAGTTCAACAGAAGTTGGAAGGTTCGCAAGACGCGAGCCAAGACGTTTTAGTTCGCACTTATTTGGAGGTCAATGACCTACCCGCAGAAATTGATCCACCCGATTATGTAAGAGACGGCGTGGGGCGTGTGCGTGTTTCAAAAAGCTATATAGTAAAAAGCCCATACAATTCAGCTTGGTCGGAAGCTCGTGTGGGTACGGAAACTTGGACAACTCCCAATGGGGACGAAACCATACTCGCAAAGGTTACTTTCGATGACAAAACTTGCTACGCCGAGTACAAAGAAGATTACTACCAAATAGGCATTATTTCTTTTAAAGAAGAGGTTAAGCATAACGGTAAGCTTAAAATCAGAACCTACAGGTCTATAGGACTTGAGACCGCTCAAGACTTCCTAGACGAGGCTAATTTAGGTACGGATTGGGTGTTAGTCGAGAATATGTCGGGAGCGGGCTCTGCTGACTACCAATACGGGGGTTTGGAGGTCAAAACATGGACATTGGTAAAAGGAGCGGGTCGCATTGTCTTGGAACAGGAAGACATGGGCTCTGCCCAAATAACTACCGAAGTTATCATTGTTCCCGACGAAGAATCTTACGCACCGTACAGCGACATACCGCCCAACCAAGTTTACGAAACTAAAGTCGAGGACAAGCAGGGCTACGATTTGTGGACAATAAGTGGCGTTGTGGGGCAGGGTGAGATTGACCGAAAACACGAAGTTCGATTTAACGGTGCGCTAGAAATAATCACCATTAAGAATATTGGTCAGCAAAGCACTCCGCCTGCGGGTTTTGTGCGCGTCTCCGAGAAGCATGACCAAAGTGGGCGCTATGATATTTTTACGGATGTTTACGTTAAGGGGCTTGGGCTAGTTTCTGAGGAAGAGGAAGATAAGGGAACTGCTCAAATCACCACACAGGTGTGGATTACGCCCAATGGAGGCAATCCACCGCACACCATACCCGCTAATCAAATTTTTGAGACTAGAGTCGAAGAAAAAGACGGCTACGAGATACACACAATCCGAGGAGTAATCGGACAAGGTGAAATCGAGAGGCGTGAGGAAACTAAGCACAACGGCGCGTTATCTATAGTAACGATAAAGAATATTGGACAACAGTCCGTTCCTCCTGCGGGGTATGTAAGAGTTTCCGAAAATTTTGATCAATCGGGACGCTTTGACATTTTTACTGATGTTTATGTAAAAGGGCAGGGGCTGATCAGCACTTCCGAAGAAGATAAAGGAACTGCTCAGATTACCACCGAAGTTCACATTGTTCCCAATGGCGGAGCTCCCGCGTCCGCAATCCCTGTAGCGCAAGTTTTTCAAACTAGAGTAGAGGAGAAAGACGGCTACGAAATACACACCATCAGCGGTGTAGTAGGGTCGGGTGAAATAGAGAGACGCGAAGAGACTAAGCACAACGGCGCACTCTCAATCATTACCATTAAGAATATTGGTCAACAGAGCCCCGTTCCTGCGGGTTATGTGCGTGTTTCGCAAAATTACGACCAATCGGGCAATTTTGATATTTTTACAGATGTATATGTGCGTGGACAGGGTTTGATCACCACGGAAGAGGAAGACAAAGGCACGGCGCAACTAGCCACGGAAGTTCACATAGTTCCAAATGGCGGAGCGCCTGTATCTAACATTCCGCCCAATCAAGTTTACGAGACAAAAGTTGACGAGCGAGATGGTTATGAAATCCACACGATTAGAGGTGTGGTGGGAGCAGGGGAAATCGACAGAAAACTAGAAATTAAGCACAACGGTGCGCTAGAAGTTCTGACAATACAAAACATTGGACAGCAAAGTCCTATACCCGTGGGCTATGTTAGAATTTCCGAAAAATTAGACCAATCGGGAAGGTTTGACATATATACGGATGTGTACGCAAAGGGTGCGGGACTTGTTTCCGTGTCTGAAGAAGAAAAAGGTCTTGCAACAATAACCACCGAAGTATGGCTAACAGAAAACGGGGGAAATCCCCTTACAACGATCCCCCAAGGTCAAATCTACCGAACAACCACGGAAGAAAAGGACGGGTACGAAATCCACACGATTGTGGGAGTGCAGGGACAGGGAGAAATCGACAGGAAGCTAGAGACGAGGAAACAGGGTGCGCTAGAGATACTGACGATTCAGAGCATTGGAGCGAAAGCCCCGAATCAAGTTGGTTATACGCGCGTCAGCGAAAGAAACGACAAAAGCGGAAATTTTGAGATATTTACGGACGTTTTCGTAAAGGGAGCGGGTAGGATACAAACATCCAAGACTACAGGTTCGGGAAACACGATTCGCGAAACAGTAACCTACCTCACGGCAGACGATGAGCCTGTCCCGCAAGGGTGTGTCACCGCCCAAGACATTGAGGACAATGACGGCTATGTTCTGTACAAGAAAACGTACACATCTTCGGCAGGGGTTGGTGCGCTAGTTACATCAACACGGACTGATCAATATGGTATTTTTTACCCAACGGTCACAGAAACCGCCAACAATCCTCCAAACTATCCGAATAGCGTAGCAATAACCGCGAAGCGCGAAACACGACTCAATTGCTTGGACGGTCAGAATGCGATCACGGAATACGAGTACACATTTGCAGTCCTCCCTGCCGATCTTGAAGTGTCAAGAAGTGTCAAGACATCGGGCAATGTGAAAACCACGGACATTGTTACTATCAACAATCCCCCACAGAATAACGGATGTATCTTAGCCGAATCGGACAGAGATTTGTATGATGTCGATGGAGTAGCCTACGCTACCATATATTCAAGGACTTTTGTTGAGGGAACGGGGGCAATCTCTGAGAGCGTCTCTACCTCAAACGGAATTACTAAAAGAGTCAAGAAGACTGTCGGTAACGTACCTCCCGCAGGCGGTTGCGTGGTTTCAAAAAACGAAGAACCAATCGTAGACATAGACGGCAATGACTGCGCTATAGTTTATACTTATGCCTTTTTGGAAGTTCAGCAGGGTGAGTTGGAGCGCACAGTATCTTCTAGCGGTGGCGTCACCAAAACCCGAATACGTCAAGCGGGACAAGCTCCCAATGCTCAAGGGTGTCTAGTTGCCAAAAAAGAGGAAGAGATAAAAGACATTAACGGGCAAGTTTGCTTCGTAATATACGACCACACATACGCCGACGGACAGGGAGAAGTTAGTCGATCAGTTTCTAGTAGCGGTGGCATAACCAAGACTACCATTAAGTCAATTAAAGTCCCTCCCGCAGGGCAGGGCTGTCTAGTGGCGAAAGATGAGGAAGAAATTCAAGGCATCAACGGGGCGTGCTACACCATTTACACATACACTTTTGCCGAAGGTGCGGGAGAGTTGGAGCGATCGACTTCCTCTAGCGGAGGCATCACTAAAACAAGAATTAAAACAATAGGCGCAGCGCCCGCAGGGCAAGGATGCATTGTCGGTCGAAGTGAAGAAGAAATAAAAGGAGTAAACGGTCGGTGCTTCACGATATACGATTACACGTTTGCAAGCGGTCAAGGAGAGTTAGAACGGACTGTATCTTCTAGCGCAGGCATGACTCGCACTCGCATCAAAAGTTTGGGACAAGCGCCACAGGGACAGGGATGCGTAGTTTCAAGAGGCGAGCAAACTACAAAAGACGCGAACGGACAAGACTGCTTGACCGTATACACTTATGAATTTCTAGATGCAGGCGGGGGCGAGATGGAGAGAAGCACTAGAACTAGCGGAGGTCTCCAAATACAGCGAATAAAATCCGTAGGACAAGCCCCCGCAGGGCAGGGTTGTTTAACATCAAAATCAGAAGAAGAGATAAAGGATGCGAACGGACAGGTTTGCACCACGATATACACTTACGAGTTCACTTCGGGACAGGGAGAGCTAGACAGATCGGTCACAACTTCGGACGGGGTTACGCTGACGAAAGTTAAACAGTTTGGAGGCGTTCCCGCAGGGCAATGCGTTACGCAAAGTTCTAGCGAAAACGTGTATGATATAAACGGAGGCGTTTGCGACACCATAGAAACTAGAACATTCATGGGTTGGCAAGAGGGGATTTTGTCAAAAACGACAAAGACAGGCCCCGAAAATATGCTCATTACTACCATTGTCAGCACCAACCAAGGAGCAGGCGCTCCCGCAGGAGGTTGCGTAATGGGCGAGGGCACGAAAGAGTTCAGAGACATAGACGGCAATATTTGCTTTACGCGCTACACCACTACATACGGGACAGCGCCTGCAAATGGTGAAATAGAAAGAACTACTCGCAGTGGTGGCGGTCAGTCGATCACAACGATTAAAGCAGTTGGTCAAGCTCCCGCAGGGCCTGGGGGCGCGTGTCAAACGGGCGAAAGTAAAAAAGACATCATGGATATGGACGGAAACGTTTGTTTCTCCGTATACACCGCAGAGTTTACGCAAGGCACGGGCATGATGGATGATAAAGCCACAACACGGTCGGACGGCGGTTTGGAAATACGCTCTAGAGCGCGGGGGCAAGTTCCTCTCCCACCCACAAACAATGCGTGCGTTTTAGGCAAAGCCGAAGAAGCTGTTTACGATAAAGACGGAAATCAGTGTGACACGATATACACTTGGACTTACCTCGTCCCACCTAGCGGACATATAGTGTCCGAGACATCCAATACGAATAGCAACGGCATCACCGTAACTACGATTGTGGGGGCAAACATTGTGCCCCTTCCGCCCAATGGAAACTCTTGCTTAACGGGCGAGGGCGAAAAGGTCGTTAACGATATGGACGGCAACGAGTGTTACACAATATACACTAGAGAGTTTTCTTCGGGCAGTGGAATTATTCGGGAAAGTGTACGTTCTTCGGGAGGTCTTACTTACCGCACGATTAAAAGCGTTGGTAACCAACCTCCCCAAGCAAACGGCGGGTGCTTGACTGCAAAATCCGAAATTCAGCACAAAAGTAAGGACGGTAGTGTTTGCTACACGGTCTATGAATACGAGTTTCTAGCGCAGACGACTTATAAAGTATTAGAACAAAGCGTAGATTTGGGAAGTAACGGTTTGAAAAAAACTACTACCAAAACTTTGGAAGCTCCATACCAAGGGCAGGGCTGTAAGGTAGGAGAAGGTTCTTACGACATCCAAGGCGTAAACGGTAAGTGCGCTACAGTGTACACAACGCAACACGTGGAAGGCATGGGCGAATACGATCGAGACGTTTCTCCAAGAACGGGATATTCCATTGTAACTATCAAATCAATCGGACAACCTCCGCAACCTCCTAACAACCAAAGGTGTTTGTTGAGCAGTTCTGAAGTTGATGTGCAGGGAATAGATGGCTCTTGCTTTAAGAAATATAACTACCAATACATTGTAGGCGAATATGGCAAACTGCTAAGTACGACTTCTCGTTGGAGCGAGGGCGTTCTATACACAACAAAAAGACAAATGGATCAAGCTCCCGCAGGGCAGGGCTGTAAGATAGGGGAATCTACGGACGAAATAATCGGAGAGAATGGGGTCTGCATTACCATATATGAAACTACTTTTGCAGAAGGGCAGGGCGAAGTCGATCGAAGCGTTACGACAAGAGACGGTATAGTGTTTACGACCATAAAAAGCATTGGTCAACCTCCGCAAGGAGATGGGTGTCTTTGGTCTAAGGGAGAGACTACTAGGCGAGGTATGGACGGCGCTAGTTGTTACACTATATACAATTACACTTTCGCAAAAGGCTACGGAGAAGTGAGTCGAACAACGAGAACCGATGGTTGCGGAATCACGTACACGACCATCGAATCAATAGACCAACCTCCCGCAGGCAACGGAACTTTACAATCTGCTACCACTACCCAAGAAAGTGGTGGGGAAGGTGTGTGCTTTACGCGCTACAAATATGTTTTTGTAGACACTTCGGGACAGGGGACTATTTACGAGTCTACCTCATACCGCAACGACGGTTCTGTTCTGTATACGGCGTCGGCATATAATCAAGCGCCCGCTCAAACGGGACAGTGTTTGGTGGAATCAAGAGTCAAATGTGATGAGGTTGGAACACTGTACACTACCGTCAGTTGGAGTCCTCCGACAGGCTTTGTTACGAATGCGACGGGGCGCTACTTTAAAAGAGGTAGAATAAAACTTAACGGCGACGGAGTAGTAGAAGTTACCGAGCCTCCCGTAGACCAACTAGTCGTGGCTACTGTTAGCGTAAGCTACTCTCAAGCCCCACCTAACGCTACCATTGAAGAGTCAGATCACGCGCCTATCTTGGAAAGAACCGTGCTGAGTCACGGTGGGGGCGTGTCCGTGCATAACAGGACGTACAAAGGCTACTGCGCTACTCAATCTGCTCCTGTGGAAAAAGAAGACATTATGTTTAACGGGATACCCGTAAAATCTGTAAAGTCTACACTTTATGGAGGAAGATGCCAAGGAGACTCCAAGGTCATTAAAATAGTTTCGGACAGAGTCGCAGCTTTTGGAGGCGGTTCGGGATGTACTTTCTTCCGAAACGAAATATGGACTTACGGAGGAGGAGGAGGGTCTAGTTCTAGTTCTAGTTCTAGTTCTAGTTCTAGTTCAAGTTCAAGTTCAAGTTCAAGTTCTAGTTCAAGTTCTGTCCGTCAAGGTAATCCGAATTACTAATGGCTGAGATAATTCCAACAGGCGGAAAA